GCCGTGGCGCCGGTGGCGGTGGGCGTGACGTAGGTCTGACCGGGCAGGTTGGTCGTGGGAATCGTCGTCGGTGTAGGTGAAGCCAGACCGCTCAACTGCCCAGCGTTGGTAGTCAACTGCGAGGTCACGTTTGTCATACCCGGCGCGGCCACGTTTGTCATACCCGGCGCGGCCACGTTTGTCATACCCGGCGCGGCCACGCTTGGCGCAACTGACGCGGCGGCAGGCGGGGCATAGCCGCCCCCGCCTCCACCACCCCCACCGAATGAGAAGGCCCGGTTGCCGTTGGAATCCAGGCGATAGCCGGAAGCATCGTAGGAGACCAGGCCATCATCCGAGACGTAGGCCGCATTGGGCGGATGGCGCGGCGGGAAGACCTGCTGATTGCCAGCAGGTGGCGCGGGTGGCGCGGGTGGCGTGGGTGCCCTGGGCGCGGGCGACGACGCGTAGGTAGTCTTGATGGGCGTTGGCAGATAGATTTTGGGCGCGACAGGCGGTGCCGCAACTGCGGGCATCAGGTACTGACCTGGCGTTGGGTATGGATTGCCAGGTTGATAAACAGGCGGGATGATGGGCGGCATAGGCTAACCTCCCAGGCTGGCACGCTGGCGCTCAGCCTCGGCTAACTGCATGGCGAAGATCGGGTTACGCTGGGCGTACTGCGACGCGGCGGCGATGTACTCGGCGTAGGTGGGCTGGCGCGGCATTTTTGGAAATAGCTCATCCAGGCGCCCCAGGCGTTCTACGGCCTGGCGACCGGCGCCAAAGGTTAGCTCTTGGGCATGTTGGGCGTCCATTTAGTACATAGCCTCCCCCGCCGGGGGTTCCTGCGCCATCTCCGGGAACTCCGGCATCTGCGGACCCTGGCCGCCCATGCCCTGCATCACGGCGGGATTGGGCATCATCTGGGGTGGGAACTGGCCTTCGGGCTGCTGGAGACCCGGAGGAATAACGGGAAGCTGCGGGCCTGCCGGGGCCTGGGATTCTGGCGGTGGCTGAATCGCCGCCACCGGCAGGTAACCGCGTTCCACCGCCAACTGCCGGGCGTGCAAAGGTGCGAGCTGGTTGTAGATCTTCTCGACCTGAATGCGCTCCATCTCGGTCAGGGCGTCCGGCACGATCTTGTACTTGGTCAAGGCCGTCTCGAAGGAGAGCAGGCCCTTGGTCACTGCTTCCAGGGCCATACGCAAGTTGGAGGCTTCATCGGCGGGCAGGGGATCAGTCAGGGTGACGGAGCAATCGAAGTCCTCCGAGACCTTGCGCGTGTCCAGCATCAGCCGTGAGCGATAGGCCCGCCCGGATTTGTCGCGCTCGCGGGACATCAGCCCGATCTCGTCACCCACCAACTTCGCCAGCTTGTTCTTGCAGATCAGCACGCAGATGCGGAAAGCGCCTTCCAGCGCGCGCTGCACCGCGCCGTAAATAGGGATCATGGGCCTGCGACCACTGGCGACCAGCATGTTGATGGCATAGCCGGCCAACTGGCCCGGCACCTGGCCGTACAGGGCCAGCGGGAAAGTGCCCTGCTGGAAGGCCGCCATCAACTGCGCGCCGTACTCGGAGAGGTCGGGCGGCAAGGGCGCACGTTGGAGAGGTTGCACTTTATCCAGTGCGCCCAGGTAGTTGATGTCGTCCGGGCCCAGGTGCAGTTCCTTCGAGCCGTGCCCGTAGGTATCCGAGAACACGGCCCAGGCATTGACCACCGAATCATGCGCCGCCGTCGCCCGGATGGACGAGTAGATGTCCAGCCCGCGCAAGGTATCGGCCACGCCCCGCAAGATAGGCCGGAAGCGCTTGTCCGGCGCGGTGCGCGGCGTAGAGCGCGCCACGCCGATGGCATAGGGCAGCACGCCGAACCCATGCGGGCGCACTGCCTTGCCCGCCACCTTGACCGCCGTGCCCTCGCAGAAATAGGCGCAGTAGGTATCGTCCCAGTATTCCAACCAGTTGACCACCGAGTCATCGGCGTACTCATCGTCGTCCAGCACGCTCGGATAGAGCGCCTTGATCTCCGCCGCCAGGCGCGGGTAGCACTCGACCACGTACTCGGGTCCCAGAGGGCCATCCAGCCAGTAGACGTAACGCGGGTCACGCGCCTGGAGCACGCAGGGCAAGTCCGTCAGTCTATCTTCGCCGTCCTCGCCCTTCTTGAGCATGTCCGACGAGTAGAGCACCCGGAAGATGACCGCCGAGCGTTGGGCGGCGAACCAAGCGGCATCGGCAATCAGGTTGACGTTCTGCAAGAGCTCGTTGCGTGAGAACCAGGCCCGCAACCACTTCTCCTGTTCGTCCGCCGTGGTCTTGGCCTCCTTGGTCTCCTTGGCCGCAGCGATCTCGATCTGCATGTCGGCCTGCGAGGTCATGTCCGTGACCAGATCCACGGTGTTGGTGCCGTAGGGCATCTTGAGCAGCACCGCCGAGGCGTTGGACTCCGGGGCCACCGGCGCCCGCGCCTGATCGTAGATGGCGTCCATGTCGTCGTACATCTGGTCGCGGACATGCGCCTTGGCGATCACCAGCTCGCAGCGCGCCAGGATGTCGTCGGACGAGGGCTTAGGCTTCTTGGGCATTACTGATCCCCCCGGCGGTGGCTCATCTCTACGTCCTCGGACTATCCGGGCTCGAGCGCCGCGCCAACACGTACACGTCTACCGGGGGATTGACAGTGTTGTCCGTGTAAGCGTAGTGCTGCACCTGAAAAGCCCCGTCCTTGATGCCCTCGACGCTCAGTACCACCTTGTCGAAGACCTCGACATAATGCGCCCGGGCGAACTCGATTGTCTCGTCAATACGCGCCATGTTACTTGCAGCCTTTCTTGCCCTTGCGCTTCTTAGCCATACTACCCTGCCTTTGCAGCCTGCACTAGGCCATCCACCAGAATCTGAATCAGCAACTTCTGCGCTTCGATCTGCGCCTTGTACTTCTCGGTTTCGTCGGGCAGACCCGCCTTACTACGCAAGGTCTCGATCAACTCCTTGACATCTTCGCGCGTGAGTCGCACACGAAAGAGGTCATCGGGCACTTGCCACCCGTCTACTTGGATGGGTGTAACCCCAACCGCATACTCCGCGCCGGTCGGGTAGGGATGGTCCGCATATTTGACCAGGCACAAGTCAATGCCCCTCTGGAGTAAGTCCGCCGCCAGCACCCCCACGCGCCAACGCGCCTCTTCTGTCTGCTGTCTCTCAGCCATACGGCACCCCCGCCAGTTGTCTACGCTGATTGACGGTCTCCCGCGGCACAAAAACGAGGCGGCCGTCATCCTGCATCGCCAGGTCTATCTTACCACCGGCCAGGTAGTGTACCTGCTGCACCACTTCCGCCAGCCGATCCACCCCGAGCTGCGCCGGCACTTCTTCCCGCTCGACCGGCCCGAAGCGGGCGTACAGCCAATAACCCAGCGCTTTGAGCGAGTGATTGTCCCGGTCAATGGGTTCCTCGCGCACCGGGCGATTCTCGACCACCGCCTGATAGCGGTACTTGCCGAACTCCGCTAGCAGACCCGTACACCGTGGATTGATAAGCAGCCGCGGCACGCCGCTGCCCGGCTCGCGCAGAAACGTGCGCAGTCGATTGATGCCGTCCACGACCTTGACCCGGTTCGAGCTAAGGTATAGCCCCGCCTTCTCGCGCCAGATCTCCACGTGACTGGGCAGGCCCGCGTGTTGTCTTCCCGCTACGTCAATCACTCCGCCTGTCACCGCGTCCCACCACTCGCGCCTCTCACACTCAGCAATCACGTCTTCCGCCACCGTCGCCGTCAAGTACACTTCGTCAATCATGAAGATCAGTCCGTCTTGCTCCTGGAGAGCGAGCACGGCATACGCGCCCGCGTAGCCAGGGTCAACAGCCAACTCAACAGGGAGCTCCGGGTCATAGGCCGCGTCGTGCGATACGTGATCCTGATAGGAGAACTCCCGAAAGACAAGCGTCGCTGGCGGGCAAGGCACTGCGCCACAGCGCTCCTGAAACATATCGGCCGGGTAGGTACGTTCCAGGGCAATGATCTCGGGATCGACGCGTCCCCCTGGAAAGACTGCCCGATTGCTCCAGGTCGGGATACTGAACGATCGTCCATGCTCGGCATTCTCCCCTTGCCAGCGCCGCCACAGGTCGGCGTACCACGACATCGAACCCTCAAAGGTGCCACTCATCCACAGCCAGCCACGCTTCTCCGACAGACGCCCCCGCAGCCGCGAGTAGGCATCCCAACTCTGCTGCGCCGCCTCACTCATCAGGATGCCATCCGGCGCAAGCCCCGCTAGCTTTCTCACGTCCTCCGCAGTGCGTGTCTCCACTTTGGCGTGCCAGAGCGTGACCAGGCTGCAGGCGCCTTGCGCCGGAAAGCTGGACTCCAAAACTACCCCGGCTTTCTTGAGCGCATCGTTGACATAACTGAACTCGGGCCGACAAAGCTCGTAGGTGGGTCCCACAATCCAGTACAAGCCCTCCGGCACGTCACAGCGATTGACCAACTCCATCGCCGCACTGTACGACTTGCCCGCCCGCTCGCCCCCGGCCACCAGCTTGAAGCGCGCCTTATGCTCGTGTGCCTGGCTTTGCTCAAGCGAGGGATGGTAGTTGATGGAGGACCAGATGGTCATGCAGACAATTCCCGCTGAGGTGGCTTTACGTAATCCAACATGCGCCACCAGCCGCTAGGATTGTCGACGGTTACTCCAATTTCGTCACCAAACACGTAGTAGGTCGCATAATCGGCCCTGACTGTCTCAACGTATACGGGAATTGGCTCCTTCTTCTCGTTCTCATTCCAGTACCAGTAGTAGCCCGTGTCTTTGGGTAAGCCAGGCGTCCAGCCATTGAAATCTTGCATGTCAACCCGATTTCTGGAGTAACAATCTGAGGGAGTACCCAAAAGGTGTCTCCAAAGTCGTATTAGCCTCCAGAGGGTAAGTATGATGCGTGTTGTATGGTCATCATCATCATCTCCCCCCTCACGTCACATCTGTGCGCCCACATCATGCCCTACAATGCCCACTCCGTCACACTGCAACCGCTTGCAGTCATCGCTGCGTCCATAACCAATGGTATTTGACCTTACGCCACACATCGCCCCACCTTGCCGATAGCACGCATTTGGGAAGCATGGTGCAATCCCTATTCGACATAACCATTATGCACATAAGTGCCATAGTGTGAACATGGAAGTGCGCCTATGCAGGCTCATCCGGGGCTTCTGCTGGCCCCTTCTGGCCTTCCGGGGCTGCTGAACGCCAGTTGCGCATCAGATCCACAAGGTCATCGCTCACTGACAGCCTGGATCGCTGGATCGGAGTGCCGATAAGATACTCCAGAAGTACGCGCAGCGCC